ACCTCATTCCTAGCCATTCTTGCATAGCGGGATTGCCGTCATTTGCCGCTTCTGTTGCGTTTTTAGCGGCGGCTGCAAGGTCCGGGGCTTGGGCAATGGCTGCTTGCTGCTGTGCTTGTGCTTCAGCTGCGGCTTGGGCTTCTTGTCGTTGTTTTTGGATTTGTTCAACTTCTTCATCCGAACGGATCATAGCTGCCGGCACGCCTACTTGTGCTAAGTAATTTGCGACCGCTTCCGTAAGGTTTACCTTATCGAGAACTGTTTGGTCGAACTGTGCAGCCTGTCCGATAAATCCAATGCCCTGTTCGATAGAGGTAAGACCACTCATCTTTTGTGCCTGGGCGAGCGGTGAGATATATTCGATCCTAAACTCTTCGCCTACAATGTCTTGCAGCTCTTCGGGAATGTCCGGGAATACGCCGCTTCGGTCAAGAATGTTATAGACCCTTTCTAAGATACGGTTCAAAAACTCGTATTGAAGGCGTTCTACCACCGGGCCTAACTGCTGTAATTTTTCTTGGTTACGGGCCATAACTTCCTGGGCCGTCATACGACCTTTGTCTAACTGGTCCAGCATCAAGAAGAGGTCCGAGGAGTACGTTCTCTTTACCCTATCTTCCACACGCTGGATTTTTCCTTCAAGTTCGCCGATTGCCAGTTGCCCTTGAAAAATAGGACGAATGGCTTCGTTTGGATCATTTATGGCCGTCGTGCCGCCAGGGAAGAGATTGATGTTACCCACTTGCGACGGAGGGACCTGTAGCGGAGGTTTTACGCCCATTTCAATAGCCGTAATGGCGTCAAGTTCCATTTGTTGTAGCATTTTGGCATCCGGTAAGGCGTTCCAGCCGGGGCCCGTTGCGTAGGCTTCTGTTCCCTTTACCGTATAACGGGCAACGGGAACGGGCCACTCTTCAAAGCCTGTAACGGCCAGGCATTCATCTTCATTTGAGTCTTCTACCCAGTATGTCGATGTGAACGGCATCTTTTTGTTGTTTAGCTTGTTTGGGTCGCTTTCTTCGTTCTTTTCGACGAGCCAGCATACTACGTGGTAGTTTTGATGGCCGCTTCCGTTATCGTAGGACTGCTTAACAGTCATCGGGCAATTGTCATATCCGAATTGCTTTACGATTTGATTTACGGTCATTTTGGCTCTTCTAGCAAAGGTTGAGACTCTTCCTGTTGCGTCACATGCCAAGGCGTATGTTCCAATCGTGTACGGAACAAACGTCACCGTGCCGCCTTGCGAAAAAATCCCCAGGGCCGCTTGGCCAAAGGGAAGTTCTGAATAACACTGGTGTATAGCGTTGTAGAAGTTTGAGCCTGACAGCACCGATTCCATGATATCGGCCCTTGTATCCAGGAACCGTTGTACGCCTGTGTCATCGGCTAGGTCCTTATTGCCAATACCAAAGCGAAACCAACGCCTAGACGGCGGTGTGAGCCCCGATTGAACGCCTGCTGCAAAGGTATCTCTTGCTTCTTGAATGACGCCTGTAAAGATTTCTTCGTCGTGTATGACGGGCTTTCCTGCCGTGTCGTCGTCGAAAAGTCCGTCATAGGGAAGTTCGTAATCACGGATTAACTTCCATACCCTTTCCCAGGGTCTACGGGCTTGAAACAAGGCGTTAAAGCGTTGTACGAGTTTTCTTTTGTCTTTGCACGTGTTCGGCTTTACCGTTTTTTTATTTTCCGTCGGACTTCTTGCTAATGCCGTTTCTACTTCTTTACGCATGTTTTTCTCCTTATCCCAGCGTGTTTTTTCCATTGGTTGTTCCTAATGCCGTGTCTATGGCTGTGCGCGTACTTTGAAAGCCACGCTTTTTACGCTGCTTTTCAACGCTATCGGCCGTTCCTTGGTCGCCGTTATTTACGGCCTGTACCGTAGGATCCGGTGTTTTAAATTCGGGAGATGATGTACTTCCGAACAGTCCTTTTAATCCACACATTGGTATTACCCCTTTCTAAACGGATTGTATTTTGTTTGTGCTGCCTGTTGCTGCCGTGTTCCTTTTAGTACCGGCAGCGAAAATGTTAAGGCCAGGGCGTCCGCTTTATTGGGTGACGGTACGCCACGGGCTTTCATGTGGTCTTTACTTTCTAAGATGATTTCGCCTTTTTCATTAACTGATGCTTCGGGACCTATGAGGTCATCTCTTAGGACGTCGTCATCCGGTAACACCCCGCCATTTATGAGCCAATCCTTCATTTTCCCCCATATTTCAGCCCTTTTATTGGCAAAACCTTTTGTTCCGGACTTTCCGCCGAACGCCACCAGCTTCCATGTTCTTCCCATAGTTACGCCAAACGAATAAAGCCCTGTGCCGTAGCCCTGGTCGATAAAGACGGCATCCGCTTTGTATTCATCTTCAAATCCTGCCAGGATTGCCGCCATGGCTCCGTCGTTGTCGTTTTTCTGATACTCGCCTAGGACTTTGGAGTAAAGGCCTTGGCGCATGATGATTACGAATTGGTCGCTACCTGTCCACGCCGGGTCCACGCCAATGATGACGGGTGCAAAGTTATATTCAGCCGGCCGGAGCGTTCTTTTTGCGGCCGCTTCAACTATATCTACGCCTATGTATTGCGCATCAGATGATGACGGGAATTCGCCACGTACACGGACTTTAAAGAAGTCCGAATCTTCGCCGTATTGATTCTTCCACTGTTCTATCTGGGCTTTGTTCGATATGGCCACGTCCCTGGAGTCTATCTTTTTGGTGTCCCAGTAGTTTCTGTATTTCGTGAAACACGAGTGAAACCTTCCTACGTTACGGGTAGGGTTTCCATAGCAGCACCAAATAATTTCCGTGTTCTTATCTGTTAAGGCACCTTCCGCAACTTCCCAGATACGATCATCTATAGCGGAGGCTTCGTCGAATATGATAAGAATTCTTCTCCCCTGGTTATGGAGACCGGCAAAGGCTTCGGTATTTGTGACGGACCAGGGGATAGCATCGATTCTCCAGGTCCTTTCGTGTTCCGCTTCAATCGAGAAGATAGCAGTTGCCGTGTAGGTAAATAGCTCTTTTGCGATAAATTTTCTGTACCATTTAGCAAGCTCTGCCCAGGTTTTAGTTCTTAATTGGGCTTCGGTGTTTGCGGTTACGACGCCTCTTGTATCCGGATGCGTCGAAATGGCCCATAAGATAACCCATGCAACAAGACAACTTTTTCCTATGCCGTGTCCTGATGATACAGTTTGACGAATTACTGTATCCGGTGTTTCCAGTCCTTTGGCGATTCTTTCCAGCTGCTCTAGTTGCCATTTTTGCGGCTTTTGTCCTTTTAATTCCGGGTCGTTGTCCCAGTCAAATGCGAAATATACCCAGGCTACCGGATCGTGAGTTAAGCGGCCTAAACAGTCCATAAGCTTGTATGCTTCGTCTTTATTCATTAGCCGCTTCTCCTTTCTTTAATAGCGCCCGTTGCAAGCGTTCCGATAAGTCCATGTTGGCGTTAATTTCAACGCTTCCGGTAAGTTCCGTTTGCTGCTTTTGCTTCCAGTCGTCCGGCACTAAATTGGTAAGAATGAAGGTTGCAGCCTTGGTTTCCGGCGGAACAAAGATAAGTTCGTTTTCTATCTTTTTGGTGACTTGCTTACCTACTACCTTGCCGTCTTTAACGATGTCTACGGTTATGGTCTCTTCTTTTTTCGGTGCCGTTTTTTCAATGCCAACGGCTCGTTGGAACAGCGCGTTTTCAACGACCGCTACGCAGTAGTCTTTACCGATTGAAAGTGCCTCCGAAAACTCCGGATGTTTCTTCGTCCACTCATAAAGCGTTGATTCGGAAATTCCGATGTAGGCGGCAATCTCGTCATTATGCCATCCTTTACGGCATAGGCTTTTAATAACTTCCAGGTTTTGGGTTGTGTGAAACTTTTTCCAAGTCGTTGAACGGCGCCTTATATTAATGTTTTTTCCTCGCGCGTCTTTTGTGCGCGTATCTGTGTTTTTAATAAATATCTTCTCACGGCGAATGGGTTCACCTCGTACTTTGTTTTTTGTCATGTTTTCTCCTACTTAAACGTACGCCGTCTTGTTGAGTGATAAACGGGCGTATGGTTTATATCCGTTTCGTTTGTTTTTCGTTTCTTTTGCCACTTTGGTTCAAAGCATATGCACCGTTCCGATTCTATTTGTAGGTGCATGTTCACGCATATTTCGCGGTGATTGTGTTTGCATCTTTGGTTATCGCATCGGATCATGCCGCCCTCGCTTTCATTACGGCAACAAAAAAGGAAGGCCTGCACTATACAGGTCTTCCTTGTCTTATTTTTCTAGCTTACATGATATCACAGAGTGATATGTAACTTTAAGTACCCTCTTTTGATTTTTTAGGATTATATCAAAACTTTTCAAGGCTCGCCGTTGTGTTCTAAAAATATTCGGCCACGTGCAGCCCAGGGCTTTACATATATTTTCCCACTTTTCGCCATAAAGGTATCTTCTTGAAAGGATGCTTTGATGTTTAGGGTTTTCCAGTTTTTCGATTAAAAGTCGTGCCTCTTCTCTTTTTTCAATAAGTTTATCCCATTCTTTGTCCGCATCCACAATCATATCTGCTAGGCGTGCCACTTTATCTGCCATACCGCTTCCAGGTGTTCCGGAAACTTTATCTGCCGAATAATCCGTTCCTTTTAGGGTGCAGATGTCTTTTCTATACCTTGAAATTCTTGTTTCCAGGGTTTTTAACTTAATATCCAACGTTCGAATTGATTGTAGGTATTTTATGGCCGTCATGTTTTCTACCATTCTTTTATGGTCTCCTTAACAATGACGTCCATATCTATGGTTCCGTTGTACCGTATGATGTTGTTTTTCTCTATTTCTCCGGCGTGTAGTGCTCGTAGCATCCATAATATTTTTTTCATCACTTTTCTATCCTGGTCTTCTTCTCCGTGAAATACTACTACGTCTTTTGCATTTTGTCTTGCGACGATTCCCGTCTTTCTGACTCTAAATAATTGCAGTGCTCCTATGGTTTTCCCGTTTTTGATTATCAGCATGTCCGGATCTCCTTTGGCCTTTGTGAATTGTTTGTTATTGTTCGCCTATTACGATGCCTTCTTCTCTGGCTCTTAGTCTTAACAGATTTAAATATCTCTCCATTACATGTGACTGTGCCTGGAGCGCGTCTATCGGAGTTTTTGTGTTTCGGTCTAGTCATTGACTTTTTCTTGCTATTGCGACTTGTAGTTTTTGATGCCTAATTTTTAGTTGCCAATATTCAGCAAGAAGTCGATCTTTATAGTCGTCGCTTGTCATGAGGGTTACGGTGTCTTTTAGGTCTCTTACTTTCATGGTTAGCCCTCCCTTATTTGCCCGTTTTGGTGGTCTCTTATGGATTTTTGATTTGCTTGCTCAATTATATTTTTCGCCGGCATACTCATTAATTGTGACCGTATTACCTGCATCTTCCCCATTTTTGTGAGAGCTTCGTATGTCAAATACCCTGCTGCAGCGGCGGCCGCAAGAAAAGACAAGCATAATATGATTAGCGCAGCTATTAGTACGTAGTCCATTTAAACTCCTCCTGTTTAGTCATCAAAATTTAATTTGTCCTGGGCTCTGTCGCCGTCTATATACCGGAATATTTCCGTTGTTAATCGCTCGATTATTTCGCTACACTCAGGCGTAAACGGAATTTCGCTAGTCGGTGTCCCGTGGTTTATAACCCTCGCCGGTATCTTTACCTCGGCAAACGTCCCGGCATCGGGTATGTAAAATTTTGCTGTTACGGTGACACTTGTCTCTGCCGTCTTTTCATTGTATGTGTAGGCAAGCTTTTTGGCTATTAGACGATCTTTGCAATCGTCCGGCAATTCTAAAATCTCGGTGATATAAGGCGAAAGTTCTTTTACTGCTTCAATTAATTCCGGTCTCGGATACTCCGAACATTTTAATTGTAGGGTGTCGCATCCTCCTGTGTTTTCGTTGTCTTTTTCATACGTGATGTTAAATACTTGTCTTCTACCAATTTCAAATTTTCTTGTTCTTCTTTCCAACATAATTTATTCCTCCTTAAGTCCGGCAATTTTTCTATTTGCTGTAAGTACTCGGTGACTTTATCGGCGGTCAAATATCCGATGACATCGTTTGTTATCGGCGTGCTGTAGCAAATGTCCCCGTCCTTTAAAACAGCAAGTTCGAATAATTCCCTATCTCCGCCAAAACTATAACTAGAGCGAAGTACGCTTGCTCCGTATCCATTTTTAAATTCATAGTGATATAGCAATTTAGAAAATGACGGAAAGTGTCCACTTAGATCTTCTACCGGCTCGTAATTTCCGAATTTTATTTTGGTCATATTTGTCTCCTATCCTGGTCGATTTCGACCGGTTTGTTTTTTTTTATGTACTGCTTTCATCGCCTATTACACCGAAAATGTTGATAAGCTCCATGCCTTCTTTGGGCATGCCTTTTCCACTCAACCAAAACTCCATTAGTTCATCAACAGTATTGAATAACAGCTTCTTCCCTTCACGCTTTCGTCTTTCCATTGACAACTCTGCACCGGCTCTCCACTGATTTTTGTAAATGTTCGGCCAACGCTTAATGTCTTGACGTTTCTTTTGTTCACCGGCAAACGGGCAACATACACACCCAATCCGCTTAAATCCTTCATCGTATAAACTGCAATATGGAACTTTATAAGTCTTGATATATTCCCAAACTTCGTCGTCGCTCCAGTCGATTATCGGATGTATATACCTTTTGCCGTTTGGTTGTCGGCACGGCTCTATTAGCTTCCACTTCCTTCTACGTACAGATTCCGCATGCCTGACTCCCGTTACAACAAATCTTCCCATTCCGCCCCGTTCTTTGAATTCGGCACAACAGTACCTAGCTAGTCTTGTAGGCAAAATCCCTTTCTTTTCGATTAGCTTCTTCATGCTTATTTTAGGCTTCTCCATTATCACTTCGGGATACTGCTGTCTAACGAATCTGATAACCTCAGGCGGGTCAACAGTCGTTAAATTGATATGTGCGTCGAACTTTACTCCGGATCGCTTTACGAGGTCTAATATAACGCAACTGTCTTTGCCGCCCGAAAACGCCACGTAGTACCCTTCTGGCGGTTCGTGCAGCTTAATTCGGCGAATAGCTAAATTAACTTTATCTACCTCCCCAAAAATAGTTTGCTCTTTTAACATTGGATTTGTTCCTTTCTCGCTTCTGTTGCGGCCTGCCGTTTTGGAACCAGTTCATTCTATTTTGGAAATAACTTATTCTCTCCTTGCCCCCTTTTCTCCATAAAGCTCTTGAAGGTATTTTCGGCATACCGCTTCCCCTTCGGCCGCATCTTTAAAATGTCGTTTATGGTGACAGCTAGGGCAAAGCATGACGGCTTTTTCGATTTCGTCTGATTTATAAATTCCACAAGGCTCGTGATGGTGCTTTACGCCGTATTCGATGGGAGCTCCGCACCAAACACACGTACCGCCGTCACGCTCGTATATGGCATTGTAAAATTCTTTAGCGGCCTTTCCTTTTAATTTCACTCTTTTTGTCTTTACTAAGTTCATCGTGTTTCACCACCCTGTATTTGATTAATCTACCTTCATAGACTCGTTCGATATTTGCCCAGCAGCCTTTATGGGTTCGTTTGCCATTTATCGTTTCGACGAAATGGATTTTCTCATCGGGTTTAAAGCAGCGTTTATCGTCATGTACCCAAAGGGTGTTTTCCCGCCCTTCTTCGATGGCGGCGTATTCCGCTCGGTTTTTTCTTATTAGATATCTGATCGTCATCGTCACCCGTCCTTATCATCCGGTAGAACATATACGGAAAGCCAAAGGCGGTGTATCCGTACTGTACCGGTTTTTGTATGTAGTATCCTTTTGGAGCTTTCGGCTCTTTCCAGGTCTTACTTTTTATCACTTCTTTTTTTACTTCCGGCTTTTTTAGATTCCTACTT